GTAGTCAAAACAGTGTGACCTAGAATAGACCAAAAAGAAAGTCTATCGAATTCTGGCCATAAGACAACTAAAAAGCCATCAGTGCCTTCTATTTTTTCCATAGAAGGAAAGGCTGCTTCAGCAATACCCATTTCCATTAAAACTTTGGTCATTTTTGGAAGTTGTTGAAATACCCAACCTTCTTGAGCTATTTCAGGAGAAGCCAAAACTTCTGGTGGCATATTAAGAACGGTATAGATCCTACCGATCCAATCAACTCGCAAATTGTTATTAGCTAAGAATTCTTCATTAGCTTTGGCTACTTTGCGGAAAATATACCACAATCTTATTTCTTTATACAGTTTATACCAATACATATTATTTTCGTTTAATGTTCTTTAAAATAAAAAAGTTTGAAGCTCAGCACTTACCCATTATAAAGCATCTCTTCACAGCATGATGCACGATGATAGTGGTGTACAGAGGGACTAAGCCTGTAGAGGTCGACTAAATTACCTTTACTCTATCATTACCGCGGCCATATCTGAGTCGCTAAACTCAGGTTGCTCCAAACTTGTAGGCAAGGTATAACTTTGTGTGACTGCGTATTCAACTCTGTTATTATACTTTATATCGGTGCAGCGTATACCTTGGGTCCAATATCTTTAAGAACGTTTTCTTTGATATTTATATATCATTCTTTACTTTTGTTTCATTAAACTGCTTTTTTACTTTGTCACTGATTGGAATTGGATTGCCATCTTCATCTATACGAACAAATGTAATATTAGTTTCAAGAATCACCTCTTCACCATGAGTGTAAACATTAAATGATCTGGCTTCCATGTAAAGTTCACAACTTGTAGTGCCAATCTTTTCCATTCGGCCGTAGATCTTTAATAAACTGCCTTCTTTTGCTGGTTTTTTAAAGATGCATTCATCGATTCTAACAGTAACCATTCTTCTATTGTGACAATATTCCATGGCATAAGAAGCTGCAGCTGAATCAATCCAGCTCATTAGTTTACCACCAAATAAATTGCCATGAAAGCCCAAATCGGACTTCTTAATAGGGTGTGTGTTTAATAATTGCATCATTTATAAATAATTATAGTATGATAGAATCTTGTCTATGAATAAAAATCTATCTGGGTTGTTTTCGTACAGTCTCTCTATAAATCGACCATCTGCATCATATCTAGCTTCAAACTCAAAATTATTAAAGACAGTTCTGTGTAAAATAAATTGGGCTAGATCAATTTTAGTAACTCGCATATTCTCTGGTTTTGCAAACCTAACATCAAGATCTGTCCAATCTTTGTATGAAACATCTTGATTAAAAATCATTGCAAATAAGTTAGACTGTTCACAAAAATCTAAATTTAATTTAAAATTGTCAAACAGCTCTTGGTGTAAAATATTGTCATCATCTAAAGAATATACCCAACCATCTTTGATATTATCAATAATGACATTATTCATTCTTGTGTAAAGATAATCATTTTGAGAATATTCAAAGTATAATTTAGCATTATAATCTCGTTGCAATGTGCTAAGAATCTCAGTACTAACATCTTTTAAGACGTTTGCATCAAAGATAATATGCCATTGTATTCCATCATCTTTTACTGGAATAGATTGACCAACTGTTATGATATTGTTTATTCTACTGCATCGAGTTACAATATGTAGTACTCGATTTTGGTTTGTATTTGATTGCATTATTTACAGCAATTAGTTTGATATAACATGAAATCTGATTTTGTAGGAGTTACGTTTAGAAAGTAAAATTCATAAACCTTTCCGTCTGCTTCTATCATTTTCCAAAAGCCTGTTGGGATTGTGGCTCCTGTGGATAATTTCTTTGCATTGGTAAAATCAACTTTAATAGTAACTTTTACCTTTATGCCACGTAAAGCTAAATTTCTTTCGAAAACTTCTAAGTTTTTCCAAACACCTCTGTTTAAATCTTGGTGTTGCAGAGCACAATTGATATAAGTAAATGTTTTGGCTATTGTAAACCTATCACATGCAAAATCGGCAGCTGGTGCCATGTGACCTTTGTCGTAAACATTATTTACGTAATCTGAATCATCAGATGTTTTAACTTTGGGATAAGATCTAAATTCTAAGCCAGATCTTGGGGCTGTTCCATCTGGACATTCAACATAATATTGAATCCATCTTGGTTGTTCTAAAACTTCTGAATAAACTACTTCAAAAATATCAGTCTTAATTCTAACTGAGTCTCTTCTGTGTTGTGCGTATGTTAAATTTGTAATTAATAGCAGTGCTATCAATAATAGTTTCTTCATGACTTATTTATTTCTCTCTCGTTCTGCTTTTCTTTTGGCTTTTCTTTTTGCTCGTCTCCATGTTGGATATTCCATTACAAATACCAACACCATGAAAACTGCACAAAACATTAAAATTATCTTATACATTTCTGTATTTATGTAAATGTCTTTGAATCTTTTCTTTTAAGGGCTCATCTGACACGTGATCCAAAACTTCAGTTAAAATATTCTTAATTACTTTTTGACTTTTGGTTCTGGCATGAGATCTATTAGTATGCTCGACCATGTAAAGATAATAAGCTGTCTCATCAACTGATTTTAACTTATCTAAGTATTTACCGATTCTGGCATCAATACCTCTGTTACCATGTAGATCTAAGACATTTGGTAATGCTTTGTAGTAAAGTTCATCTAAGCGTCCTGTTAGATATTGAATCTCACCGAATTTGAAAATTTCGTTTTCAGTCATTTTGTTTTGAATTAAAAGTGGAGCGAAAGACGGGATTCGAACCCGCGACCTCCAGTTTGGTAAACTGGAGCTCTACCAGCTGAGCTACTTTCGCAATGTGGGTTGGATCAGAGGCCGTCTGCCAACCGAGACCTCGTCGTTAACTTTCGTCAGAGCGTACCGAGACACCATATAATTATACTGTTTTCTTAGAAGCTGCTGACCAAATAAAACCTACAAGAGCAGTAATAATACCTGCACCTTCAGCTAACATTGAATCATCCATATAACCTCTTGCTACTAATACACCACCTAATACAGTTAAAGTGTGACGTAAAAATCCTAAAAATTGTTCTTTGTTCATAATAGTTATATTAATTGTTTTTATTTTGTTTCAAAATTTGTTTACGACCTAATTTCCAGCCTTCTGGAATAGAATCGCCTTTGTAAATCTTTTGGCTTTCAATTCCATTTGTTATCCAACATTTTCCATATTGGGAATTATTTAAACCAACTTGATGACTATGACCTTTTAATTTTTCAATAGTTTCTAATTTGTGTTTCCTACCAGTCCAATTACCCCAAGCTTTTGGTATTCTTCTTCCCTCTTCAATCGCCTTATAATATGACTTTGATATAGACTTACTATTTATTTTAGCATATTCTGGATCAGTTTCTCTAAGTAATTTTATAATAGCCATAGAATTTTTACCGCCTTTTGCTAATTGTTCTTTAGTTAAAAATTTAGAGCCATGGCCTCCTTCTCCACCAATTGCAAGATTCATACACATTGAATCATTTAAAAGATCCTGATTAACTAATTGTTTTTCTTTTTCTTTTAAAAGTTCTCTTGATTCTAAGAACTCTAATATCTCACAAGTATGATTTTCTTTGCCGTATTTGTTTATTGAGTACCAAAGTCTTTTACCTGAACCAATATAACCATCTTCTAAGTTGTCAGTTGAGTGCATTCCAATATAAAATTTATTTGTAATGATACAGATTGTTTTATAAATGTAATGATATTTTCTTCTAGTGGCTTGTTTCTTTTTTAACTTTTCCATAAACTATATATCTATGTAAAAGGTAAAAAAGTTAGGTGAGCCTCCTGCCGGGATCGAACCAGCGACCTACTGATTACAAATCAGTTGCTCTACCAGCTGAGCTAAGGAGGCAAAATAACGGGATACACATTTTGGTTCATTATAGATTGAAGTTTTGTGTAGTTGCTGTAGGTATCCCAATAAGGTCAGGTTTCTGTTTTTGCTTACCAGCGCGTTTACCAATTTCGCCACAATTATCTTTCGATAAGAGGTAGGACTCGAACCTACAATGTACCGGTTCTATATGCTGTTTTATTGCTGTAAGAAACCTTTAATGCGTTTTACGCTTCTTTGTTCTTTTCAGAAACTTCTGTGCGTACTGCTTGTGCTAATGCTTTAACATCTTGCATTGCTTTACGAACACGTGTGCCAGCTGCTTTATTTCCTTTTTCAAAGAATTTTTCTGCATCTGCTCTAGCTTCTTCTAGAACTGCGATGATTTTGTTGTAGTTTTCCATTGTTAATTATATATTTGTTTTCTTTTTTGTTTCAAAATTATTGTGCAGTGTCTGTTTTTATTTCACAGTGTTGTTTACGACATGGAATTTTAATTGTAACTGTGTCATGAACATAAACTGGCACTTTTACTTCTTTGATCTCAATTGCTACTGAATCTTTCTTTTCTTTGACTGATTGAAATGGTACATTATCGCTTTTAGTAATAAATGCCCAAATAATCATGCCACAAAAGCCAACAATTAATAATATGGTAAATGCGCCTCCTAGGAATAGCAGTTTAGATTGCTTCATTTGAAAGTGTTTGAAAAATGGTTTTTAATGAATGCTTTACATTTGATCTGATCTCATCTTCCATTTCTTGGCGACGAGATTCTACTTCCATATCAAAGGCATTAACCAAACGCTGATAAGCCTTTAAAGTAATTTTGACATTATAAGAATAAGTGTGATTAATAATATCAACCATGCCATCTTGAATAATAAAGTAGATTTGTGAATCTGAATTTTTGATAAATCTTTTACCAGATAATGGTGAAATTAACAATTCTGAATTAGATCTATTAATTAGTGATCTGCAAATTGCTAAAGTTTCAAATTCAAACTCTGTTGGCTGAGTGTGCTGTGCAGGATCCATAGCCCTATGCATTCTAATTGCCAACTTCTGTGATAATCTCTTAAATGAATGGTAAACGGTCATACTTTATTTTTTAAGTTACAGATTTTATACGAAGCTGTTTGGAATTGTTTCATTTGATAGTTCTGATCGTATAAACATGACCTGAATCACTATTTTCTTGTAGCATTTGCCTGGTATCTTCAGCTTTTTCTAAATCGTCAAATTCTAATATTTCAGAGTGACCATCTAGAATTAGGACTGGAAGTGTGCCAGTTTCAGTTGTGATGTTTTTTACAATAATGTAGGTTTCCATTAGATTCTAGGATTTTTTATAGATTCGATTTCATAAACCGTTAGGTTTAATAAAGTATTGACAAATAGTGTAATAGCGTTTTCAACGTCATCTTTATGTGCCATTTCAACCGTTGTGTGCATGTATTTCAATGGTGTTGCTAAAATTGCAGTCGGAGTATTCTCTAAGAAGAAAGAAACTGTATCATTTCCATAAGATCCAACTGTTAATTGAAGTGGTATCTCAAGATCATGGGCTGTATCGCGATAAAGTTTGATCAGTTTGCGATGGTTTTGTGCAGTATATTCAACACAAGGTCCTTTGCCACCTTCAATATCGCCATCTTTGGCTTTATTCATCATTGGATGATTCGTATTGTGACAAACATCATGTACTAATGCAATATCAGCTTTGATAGTTTGAGCAATCATACGAGCTCCAAATAAGCCAACCTCTTCTTGGACTGAGTTAACTACATATAAGTCAAATGGTAAACGATGATTCATTTTTGAAATGCGTAAAAGAGCTTCAGCGATGATATAACCACCAATCTTATTATCCAATGAACGACCAACATAATAGTCACCTAACTCACTAAACTGATCGTCAAAAGTAACCATACAGCCAACTTCAACTCCAAGTTCTTTTACTTTGTCAGCTGAATCAACTCCAAAATCCAACCATAATTCATGCTGATCTGGTCCCATTTCGGTGTATTTTTCTCTAACATGAACTGCTGGAGAACCAAAGAATGCTTTAACTTTTTGACCTTTATGAGTATGTACGATCACAGATTTTGAAGCTGCGATCATATTATCAGATCCACCAGCTCTTTTAACTCGAACGTAACCGTCTTTTTCGATTTGAGTAATGATCCATGCAATTTCATCACAATGTGCTTCTAAAACTACTCGATATGGCTCAGCGTATCTGTGCGATAAATCTTGGTCAGCTGTGCTGCCTTTTAAGATGCCATAAGCAGTACCATAAGCATCGACTTTTACTTGATCGGCAAATGGTCTAATATAATCTGCCCAAATTTTCTGTCCTTCGGTCTCTTGACCAACTGGTGAAAATGCGTTTAGATAATTGTAAAGAAATTCTTTTGAGTCCATGTAATTTTATTTTAGAGTTATACTCCCTAATAAAATAATGTTTCAGTTAGGCTTCAGCTTTGTCGTGACCTTCTTCATCGCCATCTTTTTTAGCGATAAGCGCTTCAACAATACCAACAACGGCTAATGCCATTGCAACGTTAGATATAATAGAAGCCATTAAACCTAATCCAGGAACAGCGTGTAAAACTGCATGTTTTGCAATACCTTTAAACTGTACTTCAGCTATAATACCAATAATGGCGGCCAGAGCAACAAATTTAAATGGGCCTGGAGCACCTGCTAATTCAGTTGCATAATATGAAAGTTTATTTAAAACTCCGGAGGCAACTTTCTCAGCTCCTTGTTTTACTTTGTCTAATAGATTAAATGGAGGAATATGGTGCATTTTATGTGCAATAGCACTAACAAACGGAATTCCAGCACTGTGACCATCAGATTCTAAAAGATCTGTAAAGTCCAATTCACCTGATAAAACAGCTTCATTAATAGATTCTAAAATTACCAATTCAAATGATTCTTTAACATCTTCTTTAGCAGCTTCAGCCGCAGCTTTAGTTGCATCTTTAGAAAATCCACTCATTACCCATGAAGCAGTAGAAGAAGTAACTGTTTTTAAATGTCCTATTTCTTTAATCATTAAATTCTTTGTATCATCGCTTGCTTTACTAACCATATCCTTAATATCAGCTGATTTAGCTTGAGCAGCTTTGGCATAAAATCCTTTAGCAGCTGTAAATGCAGCTGAAATCCATTCTTTTAATTTACCAATCATTAATTTAATAACACTACCAATACTTCCACCTAATTGAATAATTTTTTGTTGAGCTCCAGTCAAGGCTTCTTTGCCTTTTTCTTTTGCAACAGCAACAGCTTGAGCTAATTTATCTTTCATTTTAGCCATGATGCTTTCTTCATTGATTTCTCCTTCGAAAGCCTCGTCTAAAGATCCAAGTTCTATGATAGCAATAGCCTCGTTCATAATCGGCTTAATATCTTCAAATTGATTAAAGATGTTTATTAGTAGTTGTCTTCTAGATTCAACGATCTTAGAACTGTTTATAAATGATTCGTAAGTTAATAATTCCACGGTAGATGTACTTTGTTTTTCTATATATCTTTTTGAATATATAGAAGAAAATAATCATATTAAATGGCACAATTTAGACCCTTTGCAATCACACAAAATCCTGGAAGTCCTCCTATTGGAACATCTGTAGTGGGAAATATCGTTATCGGTGTGGATAATCAAAATTACGATGGCTTAGGTGGATTAGATTGGTATGCTGGTCCAGATGAAGTTCCAGGATATATCATTGCTGTATATAATACCAATAATAATCAACCTACTCAATTTCCAGTCGATAATCTTTATTTAGATCCAAATGTAATGGGTAGTAATATTACATTAAGTAATTCTAATACAACAGCTACTCAAGGAACCACAGTAATTCAATCAGTGCTTACATTAAGCCCACTTGATGGATCATCAATAATGTTTAGTGTCAAATGTACTTCCGGAACTGGATTGTCTTATATTGGTATTGGTAATGATGGAACAAAGACTAATAGTCCTCTAGGAAATAATACAGCTAGTATTGGATTTTCTAGTAATGGAAACTTTTGGCATGCCAACGCAATTCAATTCGCGGGCCTAGGCATGTCGTCAGGTACTCCAACTTGGGTAAATGGAGATATTATTGATATGGCAATATCACCCACAGATGATGCATGTTGGATTAGAGTAAATGGTGGCAATTGGAATAATTCACCAACTGCATCTCCAGCAGGTGCAGGTGGTTTAAACTTATTTGGCATAGACGCAGGTGGCGCTGCGATATATCCTGGTTTATCTCCAGCTCAAAACGGTGTTATGACTATTGAAAGTAATTCAAAATACAGTGTTCCAAATGGCTTTAACTTTCTTGGTAACAAGAATGCCAATATCAAGTTTTTAAGATGTGCAAAGAATGATACAGCTTTTTTACAATTAGCACAAACTCTAGTAACAGTTAGTCCAGCTAACGCAGCAACTGCCAAAACTGAATTAAACGCTAATGGCTATTGGACTTCTTATAATGAAGCGAATTGGGCTTTTGGCTTACAATAAAAAATAATCCAAGGTTATTGTCTGTGATTCTACTAATTTATCAAAGATGATTTTAGAAAAATCAGCATCAGATCTGTAGTGTACACCAGCCTGAATTCTGGTAAAAGCTACTTCTTCACAAAAAGTTGAAATTTGATCAGCTAATTCAGGATATTTTTGACCAATGATCCAACCACATGTATATGAATCAAGAGCATGTCCACTTGGATAAGCTGCACTTGAGGCATTAGTAGGAATTACAGGATACAATTCTAAATCTAATGCTCTTGCTAATTGAGCAGGTCTTGGTCTATTATAAAAATGTTTTAACTTATAAAGCAAAGGATCTGTAAATGCAGTTACTGCTTGTAGAAGAAGCATCTCATCAGTTCCACCTAGTTCAATTAATCTTTCATTGATTAAAAGTAACATGTCAGTTTCAGCTCTTTTAATAAACTCAATTTCTGAATCGCTTAATTCTTTTTGCAAAGATATATTTTCTTCTATTTCAGAAAGAGTTTCTTGACTTGAATTTCTTGGATTTTGAAAGTGTAAGAGTTGTTCATAGACACCATTTTCTTTGGTCATCTTAATGATAACTGGTTTTTCTTTGGAATATGTTAAGCGATGTTTCTTAGCTTCGTTGCCGTAACCAAGAGCATCGACTTCTTTAAATCCAGCGAATTCAGAAAATGATTTTAACTTTGACATATTGGCTTATATATCTATTATTTTTGTACCCAAGGTCGGACTCGAACCGACACGCCTTTCGGCACCAGATCCTAAATCTGGCGTGACTACCAATTCCACCACTCAGGCATTTATTTACATATTGGTAAAATTTGGAGCGAATACTCAGAATCGAACTGAGATCTCCAACTTGGAAGGCTGGAGTAATAAGCCATTATACGATATTCGCAATTAGAAGGTCACCGATGACACCTTCAATGATGGATATTTAATGACGTTTTGTCTATATTTCAAGGCGCAGGATCCATTTTACGTCGAACCCGAATCGGTTTTAAGTTGCTCCCCGGGTAGGATTTGAACCTACGACCACACGATTAACAGTCGCGTGCTCTACCGCTGAGCTACCGAGGAATTTATTGATGAGTCGACCATTTTTCTTACCATTGCGGGATAAAGAGAGCTATTGGTATGTACTCTTCATACTCGATTACAGATTGCGGCCTGTGTGAGTTCCCGATGCGCCATTGTCTTTCATTAACTTTTCTCCGTCCTATCTGTTGTGGGATTCTGGCAGTGTTCCCTCTGGATACTCGTTTAATTACTATTTCATCATCAATAGTGGAGAATATCGGAGTCGAACCGATGACCTCCTGCGTGCAAGGCAGGCGCTCTAGCCAGCTGAGCTAATTCCCCATTTAAGAATAACTTTGGAGTACCCGTCTCGCTCCAATCTTAACAGCTTCATTAGAGTTTTCTCTAGGCCTAGGCTGAGGGTGATGAACACTTTGATCCATTCGTGATTGTCGACATCACATTGAATGGAGTGACAGTTATTCTTAGTAGTCCCACCGGGAGTCGAACCCGACTTTTCAGGATGAAAACCTGATGTCCTAACCGATAGACGATGGGACCAAATATGAAGTGGGAGGAATTCAACCTACCGTCACGGTCTTTTACGACTTGCTCTCATTAATGTCACTGAGCTACACTTCATTTGGTTGCGGGTGAGGGATTCGAACCCCCGACCTCGAGCTTATGAGGCTCGCGAGATACCACTTCTACCAACCCGCTATGTTTGGTTACCCCTCAAGGACTCGAACCTCGATTAGCTGGACCAAAACCAGCTGTCCTGCCATTAGACGAAAGGGTAATAACGATTATTGTCTTTAACGATTTATTTATTATGTCTTATGACTCGTTAATTATTTTTAACAGGATCACAACCGTTTTTAATTGTGTCTGTCAATTTAGTTTCCAATTTATCTAATCGAGAATCTAATTGGGAAAAGATTTCTCTTTCTGTGTTATCAATTCTACGATTTAATTCATTGCCTTCTTCATCAATTCTACGATTTAAATCATTATTTACATAATTTATATTATCGTGAATTTCTTTTGTTCTACTATCAAACTCAACCATAAAGTTTTGTTCGTAGTTATTGAATTGTTTCTCAACATTTCTGACCTTAAAAAATCCTGTGACAGCAACCACCGCAATTGCGATAACCACCACCGAGGACATTCCTAAAATAAATGATATTGTATCCATATTTTTTAATTTTTATTTTTTAGTATGTCAAAGAACAACAATCGTTTGCGGTCCCACCGGGAATCGAACCCGGCACTTTGCCGTGACAGGGCAATATTATAGCCGATTAACTATGAGACCAAAATTATCAGTCTTTCCTGATCGTCACCTTTAATCCACAAGTATTAGCTCGTATCATAATATAGGTTGGTTGCCTACCAGTGCACGTTCCAAATCATACTTGGATGACTGCTTCTATCACTAGAATACTTTGTTTGCAAGTCGTCGTTGTGTTGGATTTCTGCGTAGACACTACAAGAATCGAACTTGTAACCTTTCGCGTATCAGGCGAATGCTCTAACCAATTGAGCTAAGTGTCTATTTAACAGGATGCAGTTTTGCTTTTTCCAATAAAAGTTTTTAAATTTGCTGTATGCATCCTAATTTCTTTATTTTACCAATATGTCAAAGATCTAAATTATGTTTGATCCATTCAAAGATATTTTCCTTTGGTCTCCATGCTAATTTACTTTTAATTAAAGTAATATCAGCTCCAGATCTCATTGGTTCTTTTCTTTTATCAATGAATGTTATATTTGTTTCAAAGGCTTTTGCTATGTCTAAGATAGCTATTTCTTTGCCTGATCCAACATTCATTATTAAGAATGGTCCAATTCTTTTTCCAGATTCATATAGTGCTGAACATATATCATTAACATTGACATAATCTCTGGTTTGTAAGCCAGAACCTGTCACTGTTATTGGTTGTTCAGATCTATATTGATCTAAAAATCTTGCAACAGCTGGAGCATAACTTCCAGTGCTACTTTGACCGTTGCCATAGACATTAAAGAATCTGAGTGCTGTACATGTAAAATATGATTTGTACATGCTTAAACAATCTTCAGCTTTTAATTTCCATTCAGCGTATGGAGAAATAGGATTCAATTCATCTGTTTCTTTAACAGGTATTTGTTCTGTTTCTCCATACACAGCAGCGGTCGATGCTAACGTAAAGCTCTTAGCACTATTTCTTCTAGACCAATCTAACATTCTATAAGTTGTACCAAAACAACCATACATATATTTAGATGGATTTTCCAAAGATTCTTGAACAGATACTGGTGCTGCTAAGTGAAATACCCAATCAACTTCAATATCTGGTAGAACATCTCTAGTTAAGTCTAATCTTTTGAATTCTACTTCTTTAGAAAGTCTTTCAAGTTTACCAGTGGATAAGTCATCCCAAACCTCAACTTCGTGTCCTTCCTTTAATAAGAAGTCGACCAAATTAGATCCAATAAAACCTGCTCCACCTGTAACTAATGCTTTTGCCATACTTTTTGTACACTCGGCCGGAATCGAACCGGCACGACCATCACTGGCCAAGGGATTTTAAGTCCCTCGTGTCTACCTATTTCACCACGAGTGCATTTTAATTCGTTTATAATTTTAAGAACGTTATGTTAGTTATACAGACCAAAGCTTGTATGTTTCAAAACTTCATTTATTATTTATCAAAATTAAGCGGAAGATAAAGGATTCGAACCTCTGGGCCGCTTTCGCGACCATCTCTTTAGCAAAGAGATACGATAGACCACTCTGACAATCTTCCATTTGGGTGAATGATGGGTTTCGATCCCACTACCTTTGGTTCCACAAACCAACGCTCTCCCGATTGAGCTACATCCACCATAAAGCCCATCCCGTAGATGGGCAGCTCGACTTTCGGCATCGAGTTTGCAAGAATAAATCTCTGGCCAGTTCCTCCACACTTTGTGCGGCGAGTGCTCTCTGTAGGATTCGAACCTACGACATCTGCCTTGTAAGGGCAGCGCTCTAAACCAACTGAGCTAAGAGAGCAAATACTTCATTATAACCAATAGCCATGTCGGACTATAACTTTACTCTACGACAGCTTTTAACTGAGAGATCGTAGTATTATAAATGAAGTTTGTGATCCCGAAGGGACTCGAACCCTTGACTCCCTCATTAAAAGTGAGGTGCTCTAGCCAACTGAGCTACGAGATCAAATTTTTGTTGCGACAACTGGACTCGAACCAGTGTCTATGCCTTATGAGAGCATCGTAAGAAACCAACTCTACCATATCGCAATTTAGTAGTTTATAAAGGATTCGAACCCTTATCTCTTGATCCGTAGTCAAGTGTTCTATCCATTGAACTAATAAACTATGTTGGTGGTCCCTACAGGATTTGAACCTGTGACCCTCGCATTATGAGTGCGGCGCTCTAACCAACTGAGCTAAAGGACCATTTGCACGCTTGGAGGGATTCGAACCCCCATCAACGGTTTTGGAGACCGGTATGCTACCATTGCACCACAAACGTGTAAAAAGAAAGAAAACAGAAGATGGTTCAGTGGACATCTGTTTTTACGATTGGCATTACTAAGATGATTCCAAACTCTTATATACCACCTCCATCATCAGGTTACAGTATACTATTCCCCAATCAACTTTCTTGGTGGACCGGGTAGGACTCGAACCTACATGCTCGTAAGAGGGCGGATTTACAGTCCGCTGAGCCAACCAATTGCTCAACCGATCCAAATTGCTGACTAAAAAGGAATTGAACCTTAATCTTGCGTCCCTATTACGTTCTGCTGTGCACCTTTACACCATAATCAATCGAGGTTTTCGAACACCTCAGGTACCAAGTTAATTACTCCTGGACTTTGTAGTCAGTGTAGGATTCGAACCTACAGCCACAAGATTGACTTTCTGAGCCTTGTGGTTTATCATGTAGTCATACAGATACCATTCTGAAGACTGACTGTTTGTAATCATAATTGGATTCGAACCAATTCCAGCTTTACAATAAAGAATCCAAAGATTCAACCTTGAGGGGTGCTCCCAACCAATGGGCTTATGATTATTTTACCAATATGTCAAAGATCTTTTGTTTTTAATTATACAGTAAATATAAACGAAATACTTGACAATAAAAAATTTATTTGCAACTATTTTTCAGAAGTTACGAACATTTTTGTCGGGATACCAGGACTCGAACCTGGATGATGTCCACTTCCCAAAAGTGGCGACTTAGCCAATTAGTCCACATCCCGATAGTGCACTTATTCTCTTACCCCTTTATTTCGTGCTGTCCTGCTTATCCACAGTCAATCATACTAACTTGATACGAGTTTCTCAAGGGTACAGGACATTGAGTATAAGGTTGGAATCGAACCAACTCCGTAGATTTTGCAGACCTACTGACCTCCAAGATCAACTTATACAAATTTACCAATATGTCAAAGAACATTTATTCTGGTGGTGCGGGGCGGGATCGAACCGCCGACACCAGGATTTTCAGTCCTGTGCTCTACCATCTGAGCTACCGCACCATTTAGGGCCAATAAAAAACCCAAGCTTTTTGAGGGCTTGGGTTTTAACTTTAAGTTTAAATAATTTCTTATCAACTCACAGATAAAGCACGCCCATGACTAGTTCCCGGTATAAATGCCCAGCTAATCACTTGTAGATAATTCTTATGTAAATCTATGCGTTTCATCTTGTGTTTTATTGTTGTTTGAGGATTATATATCTGTCGAATCGTTTGTTTCAACGTTTTTTAAACTTTTTCTAAATTATTTTCCTTGACCTCTGTTCTTCTTACGATAATTCTTACTTCTTTTGTGTGAAGAATTTTTCTTTTTAGAGTGAACTCCTGGTCTTGTTGTTTTTGTGGTTGCTCTAAATCCTGTAGAAGCAGCCCCGGTTTTTGCTTTTGCCATCTGATTGAACTTTTGTTATTTTATGCGCGTTGATGCGTAACATATATAACTCAGCTGAATCAAATTTTAGTCCCACCATTTTTCGATGTTTTCTTCCATCAATTTAAAGAGTAATTTTCTTGCTCTGTTATGATTATAGTGACCAATATTCATTGCGATTCTTTGTTTAGCATCAGTTTCAGTTTCACCATCTCTTGGTTCTATTCCAAAGATCTGTAGTTTTTCATCTGCTAAAACCTTTTTATAAGCTGATGGATGTTTCTTAAAGAAGTCATCAAAGTTTTCTTTAAGTTGTCTTGACTCCCATGAACTATAACCTTCTTTGTCAGGTACTGGTTCAAACCAATGTTTAGTTTCATGATAATCCATATATTCTGAACTGTAATGCTCGTCTTTAACTAATTTCATTAGACGAACACAAGTCATCATAATTTCAGCATCTCTTTGTGACCTTGTATGCCAATCTCTGTCACCAATATATTTAGATTGGGCTTTAAGTTTGTGCATCATAACTTCAAAGATATAATGGTCATCCCAATGGCGATCTTTCCAGATAATAGGAAACCAATACCAAAGATTCTTTAGTCCAGTCCAAATAGTCTTATGTAAATACATGCCATCATTGCTCCACCACATTGGAATGAACTCAAGTTTTCTAATGATCCATGATTTACTTTCACGTTCTTCAGCCCATTGGTCGAATATGTCTTTTTCTGGTTCCATAATTTATTTCTTTTTTGACCAAATGGTTTGCCTACTAATTGTAGATTCTCCAGTTGAATCCCATGCTATGTTTACTAACTCAATTTTATCTGCATTAAGATCTTTTGCCTTTTTAAAAGCAGTTTCACTAGTCATGCAAGTTTCTAATGCATTGCCCTCGCTCATGATGTGGTACATTTGCATGCTTCTTTGTTTGTTTGGTTGTTCCATTATGCTTCGACCATCTCGATCACCAATAAGCGACCTCGACGAATTCTATTTTTGATAGTTTGCAAAGGTAATTTATACTTATCAGCCAAATCTTCGTATTTCATTTCATTGATGATTCGATCAACAAGTATATTCTTATATATTGGTTTCAACTTATCCATTGCCATCAAAGTAGATTCATAAACTCTATCAAGTTCTGCATCTTCAGCTAAATAATCAGCTTCAGATTTCATTTCGTAATCTTCCATCAAATCAGAAATGTTACTTGTAAGTTTACCAGTTGATTCTTCAATGTCTAAACCAAATTCTTGCATAGAATCCAAAGAATACTTACGATTACGTTCACGAATCCAACCAAGACACTCGTTGAATGCAATGCGATATAACCATGTTGTAATTTGATACTGAGGATCATACTGATCAATCTTGGTCCACAACTTAGTCAATGTATTAGTCAAAATATCTTCAGCTGCAGCAGAGTCCTTAACAGTTTTAAAGATATAAGATCTTAAACCTGGTTTAACTTTTTTATACAATTGCACATAATCTGATTCAGATTTAGTTGCTACAAAATTTTCTGCTAATTCACGATAGCTTAGGTTATTGTTTTTTACTTTCATACGTTTGCTGTTTTTATTTTGGTTATTCATACTGCTAATATAATACATTCTTTTTAAACCGGACACTTTTATTTTAAAAAGTTACGAACATTTTCTAACAAAGACCATTTCTTCTTTACATGAATTGAACCCAATCTCTAAATTAAGCTTATTCAAGACATCTTTATATTTTTCAGGATTCTGAGCAATATATGTAGCTATCGTTGTAAATTCACCAGAGTCAGAAGGATTTGTGTTTAAAAAACCATAATACTCTGGATGGGTTGGATCCAATTGATAATCTTCGTTGATAAGATTCAAATACTTTTCCGATTGTTTCATATTGTTTTTAAGTTATAGTGTAAATATACACAAAAAACTTGACATAAAAAAATTTATTTTCAGTTTTTTTGAAAATAAATGTTAAAGAGTTGGTAATCAATCAGTAAATTCTTCGTTGAGATTTACCAACTCTTTAACTGTTTCTAATTCGATGGGCTTGTAGCCCCAGAAATCACATGCCACATTTAGGCTTTTAGATTTGTGATTTGATAAGTGCTTTTTGCTTGGGTAAGCATGCACATTGTAATAACGTCTACTTTGTTTAGGCCACACAGTCATGGGCCAATAAGACAATACTGATTCTAATTCACTGATTTCATTGATTGTGTCAATAACAACTGCATGCTTAGGCACGCTTTTGTTTTTAACAAGATCTAAAATGGCATTGTCATCTTCGCCTGGAATTAAATAAATGTTACCATTAAGTTTGTTTAACATAGTTTCTGCAGTATCAGGATCCCATGCAAAGTTGCCACAATGGTACACTGTATCGTTTATGGCGACAACCGCATTCCATTTTTTAATCAACTCTTCGTGCATCTCTTCAAGAGACTCAAAGGGTCTTTTCATCTTCTTGATAATACTTGGTCGGCCAAACTGTAAGTTGCCTGTTACAAAAATTTTGCTCATTAAACTATTGCGAATCTTATGTTCCAATTCTTCCAAATTGTTTCTACGAAATCAACTTCATTTCCACCTGTACTTGAGTTCAGGATTTTCTTGTCTTTACTGGTATCGATGAAGAGATACAATACAAAGTCATAAACAGTTGCATAAACCATTGATTGACCAAAGCCAGATCTTAAATCAGAACCAGTTTCTCCACGTTTAATTTCAATAGCAATTCTTACGTCACCCAATTCAACAACCATGTCTGGTCGGTTTTGAGTGCCCATAAACATCATGTTTTTGACTGTAGTTTTCTTGTTACCTTCCCAAAGTAAACTTTGTTTGGATTTCATATCAGCTACATTTGCGTCATATCCTCTTTGTTCCATTAAAAACTTCTTAAAAGAAGATAAAATGTTAGGATACATGAATTGCTTGATTTTATCTTCAGACTGAGTCTGATAATTAATTGTTTCAAATATACGGTCACTAGTAACTGCTTCAGTCACCATGTCCAAAAGTTCTAATCTATTCTTGCTCTTGCTTGTATTCTTCATCGTTTAAAGTAATGTTTTAAGCTTTTTGATCTGCTTCAATCTCAACTGGATTGTTAGCGCGATCTTGAGCTTCTAATCTTTCAGCTAGTTCAGCATCTTCGATTCTTGCGATCTCGTTCTCAACTTCTGAAATTTCTTTGTGAATTTCCATCACTTTTTGGTTAACAACAGCCATAGATTGCATTGCCTCTGTAACTTGTTTACCAATACTTGTTAATAATCTTGCGAAAGTACGAGCATTTTCAACTCCTGTGCCTTTCATGTTTAACATTGCTTGGTAAAGACCATTCAATTCAATTCCTTTCATTTGGATTGTAATTGTGCCATCTTCACTAGCTTCTGCTACACTAATACGTTTACGTTCTTCTGACAAACGATCATGTAAATGTACAACTACGGCAGCAGTACGAGACTCCCATTCGTAATCTTTGTTAATTCTATCTTGAATTTGTTTGATGGTTTTTGGACTTTCCAATACCAAATCATACAAAGTTTCAGATGATTCTTTTTGAGCTGCTTCAGCTTTTACCTCTAATTCAGCTAGTTGTGATTTTAAATCTTCGATTTTTTTCATTTTTTAAAATTTTAAGAAATTATGTTTTTTATATATCCTTCGACTTGAAAGTTTCTTTTTAAAAGTTAGGATCAGAAATCCTAACGTCATAGTTTGTAAATCCGGCAAATAAATCTCTGTCGGCTTGTAATCTGGCTTCGACTGAATGTCCTGGCATTACTCTGGCTGCTAATCGTTCCATTCTTATTGATTCTTCAATGTCAAAGAACATAACTAATGAGGTCGCGCGATCTTCAGTCTTTAAGTGTTCTAAACCTGAAGGTGTCATGATAAAAACATCATCATTATAAAATTGGGCCAAAGAAGTTCCATAAGACCAACCATTAAAGTCTATCACTTCATAAAATAGACCAGCATCTTTCATTTGTTGACATTGTTCTTTTGTTAAAAAGTAATAGTCGACTCCTTCTATTTCACCTGGTCTTGGTGGTCTTGTTGTGTAACTTACAGCGTATTTGAAACCTCTAGATTCCAATAGCTTTCTCATGTGATCCTTACCCGATGCTCCCGGTCCTGCTAATATGATTCGTTTGTGCATATACTTCTATACTTCTATTTTGAATTGTTTTTGCTAGTGTTCTTACTTTTTTATCATACTCTTCATCATTAAAAAGAGTTTTCATGTGCTCTAGGGCTCTAAAAGACCAATTAATGAATCTAACATTCATTTGATCTGGAGTTTCACAAGATTCTACGATCTTAATAAGTTTATCGAAATGATTTTCCATGGTTTTAAAAATTTGATGCTGGACCCTTTGAGTATCCTGGCGATTTAACTTCATATAGCGTTTCAGATTCTTCTGTGCTAAATGTATTGGTAATCTCTAAAGAAGTTCCAGTAAGAAACTCAACTACTTCATTGATTTTATTATATTGATTTTCGGGTATTAAACCATCGATTGGTGATTTCCAGTCTTCTTGATTCTTAAGAATTGGTTTAATGTGTTGATCCCAAATTTGGTCAAATGTTTCGATTTCTTTGCTCATCTTTTTATTATCTTATGGTTAAATTGCTGTTTTGTTTCAGAAGTCATTAGAAGCTCTCTGGCGCTTTAAGTCTCTTTGCTTAGTTAACTTATAATAACTAAGATTAAAAGAATTGGGTGCAATCTGGTTGTATTGGATTAGTATCCCATTTCTATTGCTAAGTCACGCTTTTCTTTTTCAACCTCAGAATAAACGTTAAGGTTTAACCAAGTATTGTTCCAATCATTATGAAACAAATATTCTTTAGCTGCCTTAGGCATAAATTCTTTAACCAATTGAGCTTCTTCAGCTGTTAAAACTTCTTTGCCATAAAAAAGCTCTTGAGCTGCTTGAAAATCGATGTTTTTAAGAGTTTTGTAAATCATATTCTTCTTTCTTTTAATTATACTGTAAATATACACCAAATATTTGACATAAAAAAATCCGGACGAAAGTATTTTCACCCGGATTTAAAAAAGTTACGAACAATTACTTAACTTTTGTTCTGGTTTTTCTTGTCTTCTTGACCGGCTTGGGAAATAACTTTGCTATGTATTCCTTAGAGTATTCTATTTCTACCTTGATTGGGCCATTCTGAAACTTTGTTAAATCAAAATGCCACGTGGCAGTTGAATCTTCACTAACATAAACTCGTGTGAATTTTGTTGCTGGTTCTAATGGTTCTTGTTGTTTCTTTGCCATATATTAAAAATATTATTTTAAAATATATTCACTACCGCCATCCCATACGATCCACGGCAATTCCTCCCTATATCCTTTCCAATCTTTAAACCATTTAACATTAGAAATATTTTCGAATTGTCTTTGATATACTATTAGATATTCATTTGGTTGAAGTGTGTTTATAATTTCATTTCTTAATTCTAATGTTGTTTCTGATATAGACCATGTTGCCATAAATAATGTTCTTTTGTTTTCATCCCCTTTAATTGGATTAGTCTCGAATTTTATATTATAATAACTTATAAGATTATTTTTTTGTATTTCATGAACTTCAGGAAGATCTATGATAATATATTCACCATCAAACCCCATTTGTTTAATAAACTTACACATATCACCACAGCCACCGCCAAATTCAACAATTCTATCAAAGTCATTTATTGATTTTCCAGTATATTCTTCATATTTAAAATAATGGTGTGATTGTTTTATATGCCATGTTGATGATATAATATCATTTAATTTAAATGTAAATTTATTCCATATATCATAATTATTAAATCCTTCGGTACTTGGAATCATTGCTAATTTCCAAGTATTAAATTTAAGTATATTACTAAATTTTAATTTATTATAAATATGTAATGCATAATCGTAATAATCTTTATAAAATTTTGTTTCATAAAATGGCATTGAAGTTATAATGTTTTTACATCTCCAACTTTCATTTCTTCTAGTATCTTCTAAATATTCTTTTTTAACATCTTTTAAAATGTCAATATATGTTTTTGTATTTTGCATTATTTTATATTTTTATTGAGTTGTTTCTTTGCCATATATTAAAAATTAGGTGCCCACCTGAATTTTAGTCTAGACTCTCACCACACGATGGGCAGAATTTCCATGACTGTTTTTTAACTCTTGTTCCACATCCAGCACAGTAGTTTCTCAATTGAGAGACTTCCATTGGTTGGATCGAATGTGGCAATATGTGCCAATTTGAAGTTGCAAATGGAATTGATTCAAAATTCATGTTTATAGAAACAAAACTTTGATCTGATGCTCCACCTTTTTCAATTCTACCAGTTTCTATACTATCTTGAGATACACTTGACGTAAAAGAAAAATTAGCATTTGAACTGTTTGTAACAGTTAAGTTTGCATTATTTACAGTACCACCTGTTAGTGAACTACCACACCAAATATTTGGTACGCCTATCGGTGCGCCAATTGGTTGTTGGTAATATGGTTGATTCCAATTTGGATATGTTGTCCATGAACCTCCAAAAATAGGAGGTTTTGAAAAGATCGAATTAAAACATGTTTCTTTGTAAAATTCAACTTTGACTAAACCATTATTTGCAATAGCTCTGCTTGTATCGCCAGAACCATCTACTGCATAGGTTTCATATTTAAATTTGTTGTTGGAATCGATAAAACGTTCTAAAAAGTAACGTTGTCCTGGTTTAAGAACTAAACCGCTTTCTGAGATCAATTTATTATTGATCCAAATTTTAGCCATTACATTGTCTGTATGACCATTAAAAAGTTCTATTTCGAAATTCTCTCCACTTTTCATGTAGACGTTTTCACCGTAGATCTTAAGACGGCTTTTACTTCGCGTAATAAACGCTGTTGTTGTATTATTCATGATACCTGTTGGTTTTTATTAAAATCCTCTTGTTGCCGTTATGACAACTCTAAAGCCATTATTGACTCAGGACCTCAAATTGGTGGGCACCCAATATTCTTTAAAAATAAAAGGAAAAGGCCCTATGGACCTTTTCCTTCTTGATAATTACTTGCTTAAAGTATCAGCTACGATAGCTGAGTCAACTGCAAGTGAATCAACGATAACAGTAGTACTGTCAGTTGTTGACGTAGTTTCCGTTGTTGGAGTAGTTGAACATGCCGTGAAAGCCAATGTCAATACTGCTGCGATTGCGAAAATTGCTTTTTTCATCTTTGTTTGTTTTAGTTGTTAATTGAGTTTATTATACTGTAGATATTATCTTTGTTTCAAAAAAAGTGCGGAAGGAGTAGGATTCGAACCCACGGTACCCGCTAGGGTACATCAGATTTCAAGTCTGACGCAATCGACCAACTCTGCCATCCTTCCGTATTATTATCTTTCAGTGCTAAAAAAGAACGTTTGGAATAATCTTCCATCGTATATATCACGTCCAAAGTAGTCCATTGACGTATGAAATAAATCTCCACGGTACATTACTAAACGATTAAATTTATTGCCGACAAAGTCAACAAGATCCCATTTAGTCATGTCTTGAGAATCTTTATAAATATCGCTCATCCATATATCATCCATTTTGCCATTTGCCAATCTTGGTGCCGAGAAAAGTCCAGTTTCTTTATGTCTAAATAAACCTGTACCTCCTGTGATTGGTGCATTTGGTGTTAAATAGCAAACTGCAGCCCATGTTGTAGTATGATCTGCATGAATCCAACTACGATCTCTTTGAGTAGTATATTGGAATGCTCCATTATAACTGTTTTCTTCTGTCGGCCAATAAATAATTTCACCAGCCATTGGTCTAACTGCATTTGCAAGCAGTGTTTTGACAGAATCATTTGTCATGGGAACTGTACGTTGTCCTGGGTAATTACCCCTAACACAGAAATCTTGTTTTAGAGCTAATTCTCTAACCTGTTCTGCATCATTATAGAAATTATCTATAATTAATAAATTTTGACGAGCCATATTAATATTATATTTATATTTAGTTGTGATCCCGACAGGATTCGAACCTGTGACCTACTGCTTAGAAGGCAGTTGCTCTATCCAGCTGAGCTACGAGATCATATTGATTATACAACCAAAGATCTCTATGTTTCAGGATTATGAAAAATAAAGATTAGCTTCAGCTGTTCTTCGTCTGGTTAGACCTGTAAGTGCTCTACCTCCAGCTTTGTTCCATTTTAAAAACTCAGCTCTAATAGTTGGATCGTTTGGATTAGCATTAACTTTTTTAAGCAATGTACTTGATTTTAGGTTAGCAGGTCCTAGATTGTAACAGAAGCTGACTAGCGCATCGAATTGATTTTGAGTAATAGTATCTATACAATATGAATCAACGTATTGCTCAAAGCCCTTTAATGACCAGGCTAGTAGTTCTACTGCACGTTGTTCTGTAATAGCCGAGTCCTTTAAAGTGACTTTGGCTTTGTTCTCATAAAATGTATTGCCGTAACCGATAGTTGGTACGTTGGCAGAACATAAATATGGTTTTAGTTTTAAACCTTCAAAGGATTTGATTAAATCCAAACCTTTCGAAGCTATTTTTGTAATTTTCATATAATATGTATCTCTTTAATTTTAAGATATTCTATGAGCATATAACCAAGTTACTTTTCCTTTGCCATTCCAATCTTCATTCGTGAAACTATTACCACCTAATTGGACCAGTGGATAATCTTGTGCTAAAATTGTACAATTACTAGATGCGACTAAATTTATTAATGCCAATTGTCGATTGTCATTAGGTCTTATTATAGCACTAATATGACATGTTACTGGATGATCTTGAAAACCAGGTATCTGAGCTGTTTTAATTGGCTCAAAATCCTCGTTTAATGTTCCAGCTCCTGTGACCCATGCTAGTGTTATACCATGTTGAAGCGCGTTATTAAATGAAGTTACATGCGCTTCAACTTCCCATATTTCACCAGATAAGATGTTAATAGCAGTGTATTGTCCACCCGGACTTGTTACTCTATTTAATGTATCATGTTCAGTACTAAGTGTCATTGGTAAAAATAAATTAACAGGGTTTGGAATGTTAGCTGCTAATACTAGTTGAACGTAACCTGAAACACCTCCACCTGCACCAGCGGGTCCAGTTGCACCTTGAGCTCCATCAGATCCTGGTGTTCCACCTGGTCCTGGTGTTCCTGCTCCGGTTGCTCCTTGAGCACCTTTTACACCAACTTCACCTTTTGCTCCTTGAGCACCTGTTGTACCTAAGTCACCTTTAGCTCCTTGAGCACCTGTCGGTCCAGTTGTTCCAGTTGGTCCAGTTGGTCCAGTTGGTCCAGTAGTTCCAGTTCCAGTTGCACCTTGCGCTCCATCAACTCCAGATAAACCAGCGGGTCCTGTTGCTCCTTGAGCACCTTGTGGTCCTAAATCGCCTTGAGCACCTTGATCTCCTTTTGTACCTAAGTCACCTTTAGCTCCTTGATCTCCTTTTACACCAATTTCGCCTTTAGCTCCTTGAGCACCTGTAACACCGATTTCACCCTTAGCTCCTTGAGCTCCAGTAGTTCCAATTCCAGTATCACCTTTATCTCCTTGAGCACCTGTTGCACCTAAGTCACCTTTAGCTCCTTGAGCTCCATCAATTCCAATTCCTGTTGCTCCTTGATCTCCTTTTGTACCTAAGTCACCTTTGGCTCCTTGATCTCCTTTTGTACCTAAGTCACCTTTTGCTCCTTGAGCTCCTGTTGCACCTAAGTCACCTTTTGCTCCTTGAGCACCTGTTGCACCTAAGTCACCTTTTGCTCCTTGAGCTCCTGTTGCACCTAAGTCACCTTTTGCTCCTTGAGCACCTGTTGCACCTAAGTCACCTTTTGCTCCTTGAGCTCCTGTTGCACCTAAGTCACCTTTTGCTCCTTGAGCACCAGTAGTTCCAATTCCAGCATCACCTTTTGCTCCTTGAGCTCCTGTTGCACCTAAATCACCTTTAGCTCCTTGAGCACCATCTATTCCAATCCCAGTTGCTCCTTGATCACCTTTAGCTCCTTGAGCACCTGTATTTCCAATATTACCTTGAGGTCCTAGATCACCTTTTGCTCCTTGAGCACCTGTATTTCCAATATTACCTTGAGGTCCTAGATCACCTTTTGCTCCTTGAGCACCTGTATTTCCAATATTACCTTGAGGTCCTAAATCACCTTTTGCTCCTTGAGCACCTAAGTCACCTTTAGCTCCTTGAGCACCTGTTGCACCTAAATCACCTTTTGCACCTAAATCACCTTTAGCTCCTTGAGCACCTGTTGCACCTAAGTCACCTTTGGCTCCTTGAGCACCTGTTGCACCTAAGTCACCTTTTGCTCCTTGAGCACCTAAGTCACCTTTTGCTCCTTGAGCACCTAAGTCACCTTTTGCTCCTTGAGCACCTGTTGCACCTAAGTCACCTTTTGCTCCTTGAGCTCCTGTTGCACCTAAGTCACCTTTAGCTCCTGTATTTCCAATATTGCCTTGAGGTCCTAAATCACCTTTTGCTCCTTGAGCACCTGTATTTCCAATATTACCTTGAGGTCCTAAACTACCTTGAGCACCTAAGTCACCTTTTGCACCTTGAGCACCTGTTGCACCTAAGTCACCTTTAGCTCCTTGAGCTCCTATTGCACCTAAGTCACCTTTTGCTCCTTGAGCACCTAAGTCACCTTTTGCTCCTTGAGCTCCTGTTGCACCTAAGTCACCTTTTGCTCCTTGAGCTCCTGTTGCACCTAAGTCACCTTTGGCTCCTTGAGCTCCTGTATTTCCAATATTGCCTTGAGGTCCTAAATCACCTTTTGCTCCTTGAGCACCTGTATTTCCAATATTACCTTGAGGTCCTAAATCACCTTTAGCTCCTTGAGCACCTGTATTTCCAATATTACCTTGAGGTCCTAAATCACCTTTTGCTCCTTGAGCACCTAAGTCACCTTTAGCTCCTTGAGCACCTGTTGCACCTAAATCACCTTTTGCACCTAAATCACCTTTAGCTCCTTGAGCACCTGTTGCACCTAAGTCACCTTTGGCTCCTTGAGCACCTGTTGCACCTAAGTCACCTTTTGCTCCTTGAGCACCTAAGTCACCTTTTGCTCCTTGAGCACCTAAGTCACCTTTTGCTCCTTGAGCACCTGTTGCACCTAAGTCACCTTTTGCTCCTTGAGCTCCTGTTGCACCTAAGTCACCTTTAGCTCCTGTATTTCCAATATTGCCTTGAGGTCCTAAATCACCTTTTGCTCCTTGAGCACCTGTATTTCCAATATTACCTTGAGGTCCTAAACTACCTTGAGCACCTAAGTCACCTTTTGCACCTTGAGCACCTAAATCTCCTTGAGCTCCAGTAACACCTAAGTCACCTTTTGCTCCTTGAGCACCTTGTAAACCTTGAACACCCAAATCACCTTTTGCTCCTTGAGCACCTGTTGCACCCAAATCACCTTTTGCTCCTTGAGCACCTGTTACACCTAAGTCACCTTTAGCTCCTTGAGCACCTTGAGGTCCTTGTGGTCCTAAAGCACCTTGAGCACCCTGCAATCCTGTCGATCCTGCTAATCCGTCAACTCCGGCAGCACCCTTAACGCCTTGTGGTCCAACTGCACCTTGAGCACCCACTGCACCAACTGTTCCTTGAGCCCCGGTTGCACCTAAGTCACCTTTGGCTCCTTGATCGCCTTTTACACCAATTTCACCTTTAGCTCCTTGAGCTCCAGTAGTTCCAATTCCAGTATCACCTTTATCTCCTTGAGCTCCTGTTGCACCTAAGTCACCTTTGGCTCCTTGAGCACCATCAATTCCAATTCCTGTTGCACCTTGATCTCCTTTTGTACCTAAGTCACCTTTTGCACCTAAGTCACCTTTTGCTCCTTGAGCTCCTGTTGCACCTAAGTCACCTTTTGCTCCTTGAGCACCTGTTGCACCTAAGTCACCTTTTGCTCCTTGAGCACCTGTTGCACCTAAGTCACCTTTTGCTCCTTGAGCACCTGTTGCACCTAGATCACCTTTTGCTCCTTGAGCTCCAGTAACACCTAAGTCACCTTTTGCTCCTTGAGCACCTTGTAAACCTTGAGCTCCTATTGCACCTAAGTCACCTTTTGCTCCTTGAGCTCCTAAGTCACCTTGAGCACCTAAATCACCCTTTGCACCTAAATCACCTTTAGCTCCTTGAGCACCAGTTGCACCTAAATCACCTTTTGCTCCTTGAGCTCCTAAGTCACCTTGAGCACCTATATTTCCAATATTACCTTGAGGTCCTAAATCACCTTTAGCTCCTTGTGCTCCGGTATTTCCAGCACTACCTTGAGCACCTAAGTCACCTTGAGCTCCAGTTGCACCTAAGTCACCTTTTGCTCCTTGAGCACCTAAGTCACCTTGAGCTCCAGTAACACCTAAGTCACCTTTTGCACCTTGAGCACCTGTATTTCCAATATTACCCTGAGGTCCTAAGTCACCTTTTGCACCTTGAGCACCTGTTGTTCCAATTTCACCCTTTGTTCCATTAGTTCCAGCACTACCTTGAGCACCTAAATCACCTTGAGCACCAGTAACACCTAAGTCACCTTTTGCACCTTGAGCACCTGTTGTACCTAAGTCACCTTTTGCTCCTTGAGCACCTAAGTCACCTTGAGCACCTGTTGCACCTTGGTCACCCTTTGCTCCTTGAGCACCTAAGTCACCTTGAGCACCCGTATTTCCAATATTACCTTGAGGTCCTAAATCACCCTTTGCTCCTTGAGCACCTAAGTCACCTTGAGCTCCAGTAACACCTAAGTCACCCTTTGCTCCTTGAGCACCTGTTGTACCTAAGTCACCTTTTGCTCCTTGAGCACCTAAGTCACCTTGAGCTCCAGTAACACCTAAGTCACCTTTTGCTCCTTGAGCACCTTGTAAACCTTGAACACCCAAATCACCCTTTGCTCCTTGAGCACCTGTATTTCCAATATTACCTTGAGCACCTAAGTCACCTTTTGCTCCTTGAGCACCTAAGTCACCCTTTGCTCCTTGAGCACCTGTATTTCCAATATTACCTTGAGGTCCTAGATCACCTTTTGCTCCTTGAGCACCAATTTCACCCTTTGTTCCATTAGTTCCAGCACTACCTTGAGCACCTAAGTCACCTTGAGCTCCAGTAACACCTAAGTCACCTTTTGCTCCTTGAGCACCAATTTCACCCTTTGTTCCATTAGTTCCAGCACTACCTTGAGCACCTAAGTCACCTTGAGCTCCAGTAACACCTAAGTCACCTTTTGCACCTTGAGCACCAGTTGTTCCAATATTACCTTGAGGTCCTAAGTCACCTTTTGCTCCTTGGGCACCTGTAACACCAATTTCACCCTTTGTGCCTAAGTCACCCTTTGCTCCTTGAGCACCTAAGTCACCTTGAGCACCAGTAACACCAATTTCGCCTTTTGCTCCTTGAGCACCTAAGTCACCTTGAGCACCTGTTGTACCTAAATCACCTTTTGATCCTTGAGCACCTGTATTTCCAATATTACCTTGAGCACCTAAGTCACCTTGAGCACCTGTATTTCCAATTTCGCCTTTTGCTCCATCGTTTCCTTGAGCGCCTTGAGCTCCATCATTTCCTTGAGCACCGTTTGTTCCAGCACTACCTTGAGAACCATCAATACCAGACAATCCGCTCGTTCCTTGAGCACCAGCTGCACCTTGTGCACCAGTAGAACCAGCGTCACCTTGAGCACCAACTTCTCCTTTAGTACCAACAGATCCTTGAGCACCTTCAGCACCTTGGAAACCTATACTACCCTGAGCTCCATTAGTTCCAGCAAAACCTTGAGCTCCTGTAGAACCAGTATTTCCTTGAGCACCTTCTGCTCCTTGAGCACCAACTTCACCTTTACTACCTGTTTCTCCCTTAGCACCATCAAATCCATCATTACCATTTGTTCCTTGAGCACCTGTTATGCCTTGAGCACCAACTTCTCCTTTAGAACCAGTATCACCTTGAGCACCGTTTGTTCCAGCACTACCTTGAGCACCTAAATCACCTTTTAAACCAGTATCACCTTGAGCACCGTTTGTTCCAGCACTACCTTGAGCACCAACTTCTCCTTTAGAACCAGTATCACCCTGAGCACCATCAATTCCATCACTACCTTTAGAACCAGTATCGCCTTTAGTACCAATTGAACCTTGAGCTCCATCAGTTCCATCAGAACCTTGAGCTCCATTAGTTCCTGCATTTCCTTGAGCTCCATCAGTTCCATTTGAACCACTTGCACCTTGGGCGCCGTCGGACCCATCAGAACCAGCTAAACCTTGAGCACCTGTATTTCCTTGAGCACCTTGAGCTCCGTTCGAACCTTGTGCTCCATCTATACCTTGAGCACCTACAGAACCAATTGATCCTTGAGCACCTGTATTTCCAATACCACCTTGTGCACCTTCAGCACCTTTTATACCATCTATACCTTGAGCACCTGTATTTCCAATAGAACCTTGAGCACCAACTTCTCCTTTAGAACCAGTCGAGCCTTGAGCACCTATTGAGCCTTGAGCACCTTGTAAACCAATATCGCCTTGAGTACCATTAGTACCAGCATTTCCTTGGGCACCTGTATTTCCTTGAGCACCTGTATTTCCAATACTACCTTGAGCACCTATTGCACCTATTCCGTCTGCACCTTGAGCACCAACTTCTCCTTTAGAACCAATTGAACCCTGAGCACCTTCAGCACCTTGAGCACCAATTCCAGTTGAGCCTTGAGCACCAACTTCTCCTTTAGAACCAATTGAACCTTGAGCACCAACTTCTCCTTTAGAACCAGTTGAACCTTGAGCACCTACTGCACCTTGAGCTCCAGATCCTGTAGAACCTTGAGCACCCGTGTCTCCTTTAGAACCAACATTACCTTGTGCACCAGTAGAACCACTAGCACCTTGAGCACCTGTTGCACCTTTAGCTCCAGTTGAACTTCCAGTAGCATCAACAGAAAAATATATTTTGATACCCTTTCTAAAAACTAGGGCCTCATCAATTTCTACTCCGTTTACTTCTCCTAAATTTCTATCAGCATAATCAACGTCTAAATCTAGACCATTTACTGTACCGTCTAAATTAAAATCAGAATAATTTATTCCAGTAACAGTGTACATAATGTAACGTTCTGGGTTTTCACTATTTAAAATAGTGATTTTTGCACCGATATCAGTTTGAGATTTTAGATAAGCATTCTTGTTATCTTTAAGATCTAAGTCATGTATTTTGATGTTTGTAATTTCATCAACATGCGGGCTGTTAAACGAAACTCTACCCGAATTTGGGTTGCTTCCATCTGTATATTCTATAAGATAGATGAGTCTTGGTAAATAATTATTATCCATTAAATGGTTCTTTGTTTTTTACTATTTATCCACGAAATTATGGTTACCAGTAAAGGGTTCGAACCTTTATTTCACAAGTCGGAGTTGTGCGTCCTGCCATTAGACGAACCGGCATGGAATTACCATGCACTATCTATCGTCACAAAATAATTAATCTAATAAAATATAGTCGAATTTACTTTTGATATGAGTATTTAAGGCTTTGCCCGGACTGTCAAAAGCTTCAGTCATGAATAGTATATATGTCGCTTTGTCAACATCAGAATAAGAATAGCTCTTACCGTGTTTAAATGTAACTAAAAGTAATTGAAGAGCACTATTATAGTGAAATGATTCTATTGTTGAAGAATCTACAAGTGATGTTTGACTAGTTATACCTGACATAATTTTTATTTTTTATATCACATAACTAAATAAGGTTTCATTTGAAACTAAAGGGACATACTAGCATAAAATTAAGGATTTAAGTCCAGAGGTAAGATTAGATTATCTTCCAAATTTAAAGTCACTTGTGTTAGTAACTCTAACTCCTAATGTGGCTCCAGATAAAGCTGCTTTAATATCTGCACCAATATTTTGAGAACCCATTTTATCAACAGCTAATTTCATCTGTTCGATCATTTGCTTAAGTTCAGATTGAGAAACTTCCGTGCCTTTTGAAACTTTATTTACTGCTTCGCTATTTTTTGCAACCACGTCAACAGCTTCTTTAATAAATTTAGTAACTGCTTCCATCGCAACTTCAATACCATCACCTTTGTCTAATCTCATTAGATTAGCTGTATTTTCTAATATGTCATTAACTTTCATTAATTTCATATCGTCAACTTTCTGTATTTCTTTAAATAAGCCGACAAAACTGTTATTTGCTTTTACTATTGCATCAACTGGACCACCAAAGATTCCTCCTCCAGAAATTACTTTAACATAATTTGAGAAAACACCTAGAAACTTCATAAGACCTTCTGTTGGTTTTAATACCATAATGCTAGATAGTGATTTTGCAATCTTTTCTAAAGAAGTTGCTGCTTGTTCTAATGCTCCAACGTTTGCTGCAACAAAACTAATAAATTGCATAGGATCCATTTTAGCCTCTTTTGGTGCTTCTTCACCTGAGAAGAAATTACCAATTCCACTTGCAATACCACCAACTAAATTTCCTAAGCCTTCAACGGCTTTACCAACACCTTGAGCAATTGCTCCTCCAGCCATCACAGCCATCACAGCTGCTAATCCACCCGCAAGAGAAAATAAGGCTCCGCCAATTGCTAAAATATTTCCAGCTCCAATTGAAGCTAAATCATTAATAAATCCTCTAAATTCTTGGAAACCTTTAATAATAAAATCAAGTACACCTAATATTACTTCTTTAATTGCATTAATAATAGGTACTATAATTTCTGATGCTGCTGATAATACTTTTGCAATACCATCAAAAGCTGCTGTAATTAGGGGCACCACATGGTCTAGTAATTTACCAAATGAAGTTGCTAATGCATCAATAAATCTATTTAAAGGATCTACAATTTTAGGGAAGATGTCAACAAACAAATTTGCCATAAACGTAATAAACTCTTTAACATAAGGCATTAATTCTTTAACTAAATAAACAAAGACGTTAACCATTTTAAAACCGAAATATTCCATCGTGTCAGCGATTTTATACAAAAGTCCATCTTTTTTAAATAGACCTTCTGGTAGTAATGATAGAATTCCTGCCACTGCAAGTATAACTACTGCTAAAACTATTAAAGCTAATGCGCCTATTAAGAATGGTACTGGACCACCTGTGGATTTTATTATTAAGCCTAATAAGGCTGCAACTCCACCAAACATCAATAATGAAACACCAATTCCAAGAGACCATTCCAATGGCGGAGAGATCCATTTACTTGGTGCAAAAGACAATATAAAAGCAGCACCTAATAATGCTCCTGCTAGTGCTATAATTAATAAAGGTATTATAACGATTTCTAATGGTGTCCAACCCATCAAACTCAGAACCATTGCAGGGAATGAGAATGCTAATAAAGCCATACCAACATTAAAAGACCATTCTAATGGAGGAGATTTAAAAGTATCTGGTAATAATTGAAAAATATAAGATGCTGCAAGAATAGCAAGAGCTAATCCTGCAATAAGAAGAGGTAAAGTATATGTTAAACTTTTATCTCGGCTTAAAGCTCTTCCACCACCCTTTAAAATTAAAGCAACGGCTGCTGAAAATATTAAAATAGTAAATCCAGCTAAAAGAGTCCACATTGGATCTGGAGCTTTATACTTATCTGGCAACATTAAGAAAATTAAGGCAGTAGAAACAATAACTGGTGCCATGATAGCAACTGCTATAGCTGCCAAAATAACATCATTGGTTTTGATTTTATTTTCAGCAATAATTTTTATCATTTGTGCAAATGCCATAGTCACTATAGCAATTGCTATTGTTACTGTTAATATAGCAGGAATCATAGCTGGGCTTATTATTGCACCAGCAAGTGCCATAGCTCCAACAAATATAATCAAAGCTCCAGCAATTAAGACCAGGGCAACTGCGGCTTCTTTGACTCCGCTCATAACTCCTTTGCCTTTTTTACTTCCAAATAATGCAGTTTCGGGTGAATCACCTTTTTCTTTTACTGCGGCTTGAGCTTTTTCTTTTGGAGTTACAGATCCTTTAACTAAGACTTTATAAATTTGTCTTAAATAATTAACTTGTATAATTGAACATTTAGCAATAGTATCTATTTTTTCAGCTGTAATAGCTCCCATAGCAGCAATACCTCCAACTACTTCTTGTATGTTGGAGATGCTTGCTTGCAATTTTATAGAGTTTTCAGCTGAGAATTTCTCAAATGGAGATTTAAATACCACTTAATCGTTGTTATTTTTCTAGCTTATATATCAATTACACCTTAATACTTCTTCATCGAAGGTATTTTTGGCATTTTTGGCATATTTGGCATTTTAGGAGCTGATGATTTTTGACTATCATTTTGCTCTTGTGTACGTTTGTTCTCTTCTTTAATATCTTTAACTAGAAAATCTAATGTGTAATGATATTCGTAATAAGGCATTTCTTCAATTTCACTAGGTTGCAGATGCAACTGTTTGATAAATTGAAACTTAACCTTAAAGAAGTTCTCCAGAGAGATCTTGAATAACGAAAAGACTTTTAATCCCACCTGGAAAGTTGTCAATTTGGGCACGGACCTCCTCACCCGCAATATTCGCTACTAATTCAGCGCTTGCCCCAATTTTCATTTTTTCAGCTAATCTGTAAATAACCATGTATTTTCTTTCATCCCAACTTTTAAATTCAATTTCAGCTGCAAAAATACGTTTTTCATCCATGCCTCTCCAATCTAATTGAATGTATGGAAATACTTGCATGAAGGCTCTATCCCAAGGCTTCTTGTTCTGCTCCTTTTCTTTAATGTATTCAGTAACTTGTGTCATGATACCGATTGAAGGGGGGCGCATGATAACTTCACCCGCAGATTTTGTTTTAATCTTATAAGCTCTAAGAGATTCATCATAATAGTTTTCAATTTCTTCTGGAATATCAGTCGTTTGAAAATACTCTGATTTCAATTCAATATCAACTTCTTCACCTTGTTTGTTACGAGATTTAAAAATCAATTTGTTTTCAGGCTCAGGAAAAGTCAAGTCTCTGATTGATAAAAGAACGAAGATACGATCTTCTTCACAAATATCTTTAGAAGACAATAATCTTTTACCAGATTTAAATTGAACACAATTACTAACGATGTAATTTAATTTGTCTTCAACATCAATTAAGTTTGATTCATCTACTGTTGAGAAGTATCTAATCTCATTAACTCTTGCAGATCTAATCTGTAAAAGAGCATCAGATGGATAATATTTACCTCTTGACGGTAAAGCTTTAAGATCCATTGCCATCCATCCTAAAATTTCTTTAGCAGTTCTAGCTTGATCTGGACCAAAACGATCCATGTCTACACTTCCGAGACCTTCAGATTTAATCTGATCAATCATTGGATTTTGAAAGGCACCACCTTCATTTTCTTTTTGGTTTAATAGGTCGTCTAATTCTTCTGACATAATTATTGTTTGTTAAGTTTATTGATTTTATCTTTTATGTATGATCTCTGCTCTGTCATGCCTCTTTGTCGTAAATCCTTTTTGATTAAAGATCTAATATAAGCACTTACCGAAACAGGTCTTTGATTATCTTCGATCGCATCATTTAAGATTGCCGAATTTAATCCAGCAGATTCTTCTTTGGTTATAAGAACCTGTAGTTTTTCTGTTAGTTTTTGAATTTCCATATTAATATGATAATAACATAATATATTTATCTTACGAAAAAAAGGAGAGTTTCCCTGAGAAAACTCTCCTAAATTTTGTTATGCTAATTCTTCTTTAGCTACGTCAGATTTCCAAATGATTTCTATAGTTTTAGCGTCAGCTGTTGAGTAATCATTGTCACCTAAGTTAATGGCAGAAGTTATGAAACATTCTTCGTATGTTAGTGTTCTGTAAATATCACCGACTCTATTAAAGTTTGTGATAATGATTGTACCTACATAATCTTTTTTCAATCCCATTTCACCGGTAGCTGTATTATAAGCTAACGTGTACCAGTCTTTAAGGGTTTTGTAAAGATATGCTTGGTTTGCGTCATTTAAGTTTAATGAGAAGTTAATTGTTATATCATGTGAAGTACCATCTGGCATACCAGCATAATTTCTAGTTGCCCATTTGAATTTTTGTTCAACTGGTGAGATTGGTCTATGAATTGTTTCTAAACCAGATATACTGTTAACATGTTGTAATAACATCTCGCCACCTGCAATTCCTGCTGGTGGAATGATAGTAACTTCAAACAAATTACCTTGTATAGGTTCGAAGTTTCTTCCTTTTTTAGACGTTTGGTCATTTGAATAATGTGGTAAATTAGCCATCGTATATTGCTTTTATTTTATTTTATGAAAAGTTTCCTGTTGCGATTTCTCCAGTATTTAATACTGTAGTTCTACTTACAACAATTTCTAGACCTTTAACTGGTTCAACAAAAGTGTCAAGAATACCGATGTTTGAATCGATAACTTCGTTTGTATTGTTAGTTGAGTCCATGATATTCTTGTATTCGTAAACACCAGTGTCAGATTTAACTGATTCCATGAATGAATCTGCCAACGTTTTGATCTCTAATCTAGTTTGAGCTGTGTTAAACTCAAATACATAGTTTTTCAAAATCGCAGCTAATCCGTCTTGGATGTAAATCAATACTTCTCTAACATGAGCAGATGAAAGTGCTGATTTAATGTTTTGCTGACCAGTTTTATTACCAGTGATAACTAATCCAGATCCTCTTTGGAATACAATTGGATTGATACCGAATGGCTCTAAATTATCTCTGTCTTTTTTGTCGAATGCATATTCTGCACCTACAACTCCAGGACCACTTACAATACCTCTTCTTGGACCTGCAACGATTGACCAAGGTAAATCTGCAGAGTACTTAGCGATATAGTTATTAGAAACGTATGCTGCTGGTGGAATAACTAAATTCTTACCGTTTTCTCTAACGTTAACACCTGGACCATACCAGAATCCGTAGTTAGATCCTGTAGTAATATCAGGCATTGCGTAAATTGAAGTTGGATTTAAAGCTAAATTACCACCGTCTTTTACGTAGTTAGATTCAAAATTGCCATCCATATCTACGAAAGAAGGATCAACTGACATTTTAAATTCTTTAACCATTGGAGCATTCAAAATAGCCGAAGCATTTTGTCTGTCTTTTGCTAAAGATGATAATTGATATTTGTTTAATAAACCGTTTGCAGCTTCGTAAGAACCGAAAGTGTCAACGATGTATCTGAAAGTAATATTGTCTTTGTCTACCAAAGCATCTTTTAATTTAGTACCTACTAAAGTATCTAAACATTCTTTAATAGTTAATACTGGAGCTACAAATTTATCTAAGTTATGTACTAAGTAAATGCTTGCGTTTGATTCAAATGATTTGTAAGCTTTTGGTGTTACACCAAAATCATAAGCTTCACTTGTAGTAACTTGTAATAAGTTAGCTGTGGATGTAGTAGTAATTCTAGTAATTTTAGCCATTCTTCCAGATGCATCAGCAGGAACATACATTCCTTTTGCTAAATCATTTGTATAAACAGCTGGAGTATAAGCTTTTGGTACAAGTACGTCTGCTGGTAATAATGTACCAACAAAAGTAATAGTTGTATCAGCACCTGCGTTAGTTAATGTTGAAGTAAGTACGGGAGTAAATGAACCATTACTTAACTTAACATATTTTCCTAGGAAAGTCGAAGCCACGGTTGCACCAGCGATAACTAATTGATTTGCTGTTGCAGAAGGTGTACCTGTATTAACGGATGTTGAATTATAGTAATTCAAATCATATTCAAATACGTTAGAACTAATTTCATCAACTGTACCTGCTAAAGTAACTTCTCTGCTGGTAGTTTCTTCTTCTGAATAAGAAAGAATTGTATAACCAGCATTATAATCATGACCAACAATATCTAAAGCATTCATAGTATCGTTTTCTTCAATTGCGGCTTCATTAAGAATACAGAATAAACCTGTTCTAGAAGATTCTAAGTTGATAAGAGTTTCGATATTTAAGTTTCTACCTTCTTGATCTGTAAAGTTTGGTAATAAAGAACCAGTGTATTGTGCAACTAAGCTTACTTGCTTTAAGTTAGCAAATGCATTTAATTGATCTTTATCTAAACCGTATGTAGTACCTGATATAGTAGCATCCTTTTTAAAGTAAGAACCAAAAACTGGATCTACGTCTAATGCAGCTGCATCGTATTTACCAGCGAAAACATAAACGTCTACCATGAAATCAGAGATGAAATCATCAGGAGAAATATAAGATGGTACGTTGTTAAATCCAAACCATTCTGAAGCTTTAACTTCAAAACCAGCTGTATTTGCTGATTGCTTAACAATAACTGAAATGTTTTCACCTTTAAGATTAACAAAGTTTAAAACTCTATCAGCATTTGCAAATTGAATTTCGTTTTGTACAGCGATGTCTGAATTAGGGAACCAAAATTTATCAGTGTTATGTACATCTATGTAAGATGGAGTAACTGGTGTTGCTACTAGATTTGCAGAGGCACATGTTGGTAAACTAATACCGTTAACTGTATCACCCGCATCCATTGCTGCTAAGTTAAGAGCCAAAATTGGACCTCTTTGTAAAGCTGCAAGAGCTGATCTATGAAAATACATTCCTTTTTTCTCTAAAGAAGAATCAATACTTCCGTAGATGTTTGTAAACTGTGCAACGTCTTCTACGAAAGTCGGAGTATTGAATGGTCCTTTTTTAGAGTGACCAACAATCAATCTGATTGTTTCTGCAGGAATGTTAACAGTCTGAGACTTATCGAATTCTAAGCGATATACGCCTGAGCTCTTAAATTGTAATAATTGTGGACTAAGTGCCATGATTTTAGACTATTTATTTTTTAGTATTTTATCTATATATCTGTTCGACTTTGGTTTTATTTCAATAAATCGTAAATATCATATTGAAGGTCACCAGCGTCTTCTACATCCTTATATAACACAGTTTCCATGTGATCGTGCAGAGTTGGATCTATTACGTCCAATAATTCTTCCACAAAATCTGCATAGTCTGTAGTTCCAAAGAATTCAGTAGCTGTAATAGCTGTCATAATAGTATCATCGTGGCCCATCTGAGCACCATAACTGCCATTTTTAAGCTTACCAAAGACCGATGCTTCTTTTGCTGTAAACCATTCTCTTGTTTCTATGCGATTCATTGAGAATAATTTTTTAAAGTTCTGACAGAAAATTGGTTTATTATCTGATTTTACTTTAATTCCAGGTTTTAAAGCATTACTATCATGTCTGTGTTTGAATCTAAGTATCATTTCTTCGTCAAAGTCATTTCTTTGTGGGAAAACTGTTTGCAAATATTTGATAAGAATAGATCCGTATGTATTGTATTCTATAATTAATTTTGTATTTTCGGCATTGAAAACATCAATACTTAATGTGTATAAGATCTTGGCAAAATCCTCAATAGGATGTTCATTTGATCTAAAGACACCAATTTGTTTGAGTTTAAAGAAATCATACATAGCACCAGGGCTAACTACATTTTCAATTTCTTTTTTGCTCATTGGATCAACTTTAAAAATATTAATCACTGAGTAATCTCCTCCATTTCCTTCTGCAATATCAATTGAAAATAGCCAATAATTATTTTCATCTTTGGCTGTTTCAATATCAAACGCTGGATCGAAAAATAAGTGCTTACTTACATCGATATGAATATTATCAAAGTCATCTAATTCAACAGGCTCGAATTTCTTCATGCGTTTTCTTAGGACCTTCATTTCTTGAGGATCTAATAATAATGAACTTGAGCTAACAAACTCATTACCATATTGTCGATTAAATGCCTCTTCAGAACCTAAGTTTTTAAGTTCACGTTTATACCATGCATCATCTCTGCCTGGTACTTGCCACCAATCAACTCTAAATGGTTTGTATTCGTTTTGACCTGAATCAGCTCCAGAATAAATTTCATAGAACTTATTAAATCCATTTGGTGTCGACGTAATAATAATCCTGGATACCTTGGATGAAGATAACGTAGGATAAACGTTTTCATAGAATGGATCTACAATATTTGGTGGAATGTGGGCAAACTCATCCAAGAATAGTAAGTGAATGGTAAAACCAATACCTGATTTTGCAGTTGTTGATTGACCAATCAAACGACAACCATTATCAAGCTTCATATTCATAACGTCATATTTGTGAATACCAGGCTTTAAAAAGAATGGCATGTTCTCAATTACAACTTTAGTCTTGTCAATAATCTCTTTAGTAGTATCTGCTTTGTTAGCTAATAATAATGCATTCTTATCAATGTTGAAAATTAGATACCATGCAACAAAAATAGCCGAGGTAACTGTTTTACCAATCTGACGAGCCGCAAGTACTATATTAAAACGATTGTGCTGATAATTTCTCAGCATTTCTTTTTGGTAATCACGAAGTTTTACTTTTTGAATACCTTCATCTGTCATTACAACAGCATATTTCTCAGCAAAGTAAACAATATCTCTTGCGCATTTTGCTAATTCAATTAGTTCTTCTTCAGTGTATTCGAATACAATATTACCTCTACGAAGATGTTGTCTACCTTCATAGAACGGCATTGCGATTTTGGGTTTGTAACCCATATCCATCGCTAATATCAATTCATTGATAGCTTTAGTGGACCAAACAACACGTGACGAATCTACATCACTTTCACTGTCGCTTTTTATCCACCTATTATCTCCTACGTAATCACTCATCGTCTTGATCTAAATCTATTTGATCGATTTCAGGTTCTATTGGTTCAGCAGTTACATCCTCAATTTCGGCTTTCATACCTTCAGCAATTGCTCGCATAAGATCTTTTGTGCCTCTTTGAACTGATGCACCTTCTGTTGAAATTGGAGCACCTCCATCTGTAATCTGTTTATTAGTTTTTTGGTGAAATAGCTCAGCGTCTCTTGAGATTCTTTTAACTGATTCTTCGGCTGCCATCAAATACATTGTTTGAGATTTGATAATATCTAACATTGATTTCTGTAGGGTAGCAAGTACCTCAAACATTCTTGGTGAAAGTTCTCCACCATCGATAGTTTCCAAAAGAGTAGTTAATGCCTTTTCACCAGCTTGCAATTGATACACTAATGAACTCATTGTCATTTCGTCCATCTTTTGTTTTGCTTTAACGTATTCGTTATTATCGATTAAGTCTTGATCCAAATAGAATTTCATTAAAGATTCTATTGTCTTCTTCGCCTTCTTTTCTGCACTGCCCTTCAACTCCGCGTAATTTGTTCCGCTAGTTGGTCTTAATGCTGGAAGTTCTGGATCTTTGACAAGATCTAAACTTTCATCTGGGCCTATTAAATCTTCAAGTTCGCGACGTATTTCGTCGGCTTGGTCCTTCATGGATTTTGACATAAGTAATGTATTATTGCTGCTTTATATATCGCCGAGCGTTATCTAGCGTTTTTCAATTTAACTAACGTAGATGACGGTATGGCGTTATCAGTTACAATAACTTTATCAGCATCTCTAACTACATATTGATTTAAGACGTTAGAGTGTTGTTCTTCTTCTATAATTCTATTAAATATTCTAATATTTGTTAACCAAAACTTAGTACCAACTAATCTGTACATGGAATCGTTTGTAGTCCATATTGCCAAGTGGTGAATTGGAGTTACCCATTTCATCATCATCTGTAAAGAATTATCATCAGCTTGTGGCGTAGTGTAATTTTCTTGGCGATAAAGTTTGTAGATATAAACTGAAAGTTCACTAAATTCATTATTAATATTTACAACCATTGAGTACCAAGATTGTTGATCTAATAACATGCCATGATTGTGTGTATATTCTAAACCATTAATATTAACTTTAACAGCAGTTGAGTTCATTATAACATCAAATCCAGTGTCCACATAACTTCCGTTGATTAAATAATAATCGGTCGTGTCAGTTATTGGAAACTTAGGTTTAAACCATGTTGTAAAAGCTAACGAATCTTTTGCTGATAAATTTGCTGGCGCTGCATAAACAACAGCATCATCATTAACATTTATCTCAGTAAGATTATAACAGTTTCTGGAAACCATTGTCCATCTGTTATTAATAGTCTCGTCAACTATTTTGATATACTTGTTTGTGAAAATTCTAACACCATCAGCATATTGTCTGTTAACAGTTCTGTATTGTTGTGGCTTGGTAACTTTTTCAAACTCATTTTGAATTTCTTCTCCAAAAATATCTTCAACTCCAACTATAAGATCTGATAACATCTCATCTGGTGTATTCTTAATAGTAGCTGAATGATTTTCATATTTACGAAGCATTACTCTCCAATATGTAGTGTTCATATTAAATTCATCTGCTAAACTAACAGATACAATTTCATAAACTCTATTGATCAATGGGAAAAATAAGTAGTCTTTGGCATGAGGACTAGTTTTTTGTCCAAATACTTTTTTGAAATGCTCATCAACAATATGAACTTCGAAATCATCAAATTCCATACCAAAGATGTTGTAATTAAATTCACGAGTTGGCATTTTATTGCCAGGTACCATGATTTTAAGCAAACCTTCTTCGACAACATTATACAATGAATATTCCATTAATATAACGTCCTTTGTTCTTTGATCGGGTTCTGTTCTGTAATATCTAGTTTGGTGGCCAAAAATATCATTAGCCATCATGTTTAATTGCTTATAAACATTATCAGCTTTATTTAAAGCGTATGGATTAAATAAGTTTTCAGGTAAAACACAATCTACTCTGATGTTTGCACAACCAACCGAAACATAAGGATCGCATACTCCACAAAATTGAGGACACGCGTCGATCAAACCATCTTCAGTCTCTAATGAGAATGTAACTGATAAGATATGAATTTCATTAGATGTTGAAAGAGCTTCAATTGATCCTTTAATATCAATCCATAGTGGTTTAAAAGCATCAAATTCTAAAAATAACAAATCGTTAAAATTGTTATCTAAATTCAGCTCTCTAAATTCACTATATTGATCGTTACTTTGACTCCATCTAAATTCATAACTTAAATAGTTATTTATGTTAACTGGCTTATAATAATTTACTAATTGACCACTTACCATTGGTGTAGTTGTCAAAATTAAAGTATTATCATCGTCTACTGTGTCAATCTCATATTCTATATTACCAATGATAATTTTGTCACCATCATTAAAAGTAGTATTAAAACGAGTTCTATAACCAGTTACTCTATCTGAAAATGCTTCAATAGTAACCTTTCCTGGTGTTAAATTTCCTCTAACTCCAGCCACAATTTCATAACCTAATACTTTAACAACGCCATTATATGGCTCAATCAAAGATATAATGATTTTATCACCTAGTTCATTGGCTACATTACCTTTTACCATTATTCTTCTATGTTTTTATTAACATCGTCTTGTGGTTTGTAAACTTCACCAGCAATCCAACTAGCAACAAATCCAGTCAGTGAAACGAAGTAAACAGCTAAATCATTTAAACTTGACTTAAACCATATAGCAACACCACCAGCAATTGCCCACAAAGCTACTACTACATATATCATGACTTCTCTTCTAGAAGATGGACCAGCTTTTATAATAGCAGTTTTTGTACTTGGCCGCTTTGATTCTGCCCAAATATAGGTGGCAACATACGCGGTTAATGAACCGAAATACGCTGCAAGATCTACTAAACTAGCCTCTTTCCAAACTCCGTATGCTCCCATCAGAATCCAAAAAAATACGACTAAATAAACTAAACCTTCTCTTTTACCGAAATTACCGAATAGTTTTCTCAAAGGATTATGTGCTTTCTTTTATATATCCAACTTAATAGTCGGTTACCAAAAGCACATCTGGATTGTCAGATTCCAGTTTCATGTCAAATAGATCTAAGAATAAAACTAGGACTTCTGAATTTTCATCGAATGCATCCATTGCTAACATCGATTCTAATTCTTCTAGAAGTTTTATAGTTCTTATTCTAGTATATGGTTTGTCTTTGAATAAGCCGAGTGGCTCGACATACTTATTAAAAATTTTAAGTTGTTCTTCGTCAAAGAATTCATGTAGTTTTATAGTACAATGAATAACTTTAAAGGTGAATTTGATTGTTGGACCTATTTCAATCTGATCAATTACTCTGCTAAAGATTCTATTTTTATTAAGATTCATTTTAACCCATTTAACATTGGGCATTTCTACGAATAGTTTTTCAATAAAATAGATGGTGTTAGCAGATTTATAGGCTTGATCAGCGGGCATCATAGATGCTGCGATCAATTCTTTTTCAAAGTATTTTTCAACAATAGCATTTATTGTATGAGCTGAAACTACAATAGATCCATCCTCATATTTTCTGTATGCATGTTTTTTACATAGATTAAAAAGTCGATTATCTATATAGTTATATTTAAAAACAATGACATCAATTACATCTGCTATTTGTCCGGGTCGAAACATTAATACACTTTAATTTGTTCATCTATTGTCTCTAGATCTTTGTATAATTCAGCTGGTGAGAATTTCTTCATGTCTTCTAATTCTCTCTTACCAAACTCATGACGAGCCATATACAATTCTAAAGCTTTCTCTGATGGTATGTATTCCTTTTTTGTCTTAGCAGTTTCAGATTTTTTGGTCTTGGTATAAAACCAAGGTGGTACGCTTTTAAATCTTCGGGCAACCATGGCCCATGAATCTACGACTGCTGCTCCATCAATACCATTGACATTGAACATTTGTGCATTCTCTGGAAATTTAATTGCAAAGAAGCGATTAATCATAAACTGATGTCGCTTCTTTGTGTATTGTTTTAGTTGATCGTAATCTTTATGCTTTGTAAACATGATTTTTACAAAGTCGAATAATTTAGTTTCATCTAACATTAGAATAATTGCTTTTGAGTTTTATCATCAGATGCTACATTTGTTTCTTTTGAAGTATCTAACATTGCAAAAGGATCCATTGAACTCGGAACTATATCTTTAACATAGTTCGTATCTTTTAAGATCTTCTTGAAATCACTCAGAGTCTCATAGACAGCTTTGTTTTCTTCGCTTAATAAATCTGTACACTGTTTATAGCATGCATTCTGGATGCCTTCTGGGATAGTGTTACTATGAAGTAACATCAAACTCATATTTGTTGACAATCTACTTTTAATGGCAGGCTTATTGCTTTGTGCCACAATTCTGTATACAATATCAACAATATTATCAACACATGATGTAACGAACATATCCTCGATGTGAAATTCACCAGCTTCTTTCTTGTATTGTTCAACAGCTTTGTATGCTTGTTGCTCGGTGACTGAGAAATTTCTAACCTTACCAGTTTTGGTTGGTTTTTGCCATGTAACTACTGCAGCAATATTATCACTCTTATCACCAAGTAATAATTTAGCCATCATGTATTCATCACAATTGATTTCTTCAACAGAGATTTTATTAAAGTCGATCCATGAAGCCATGTTTTGCTTAATAGAATCTGATCCCATAATAGTAGGTGAACCCAAGTTAAACATTAAGTCATCTGCAGTCATGTGCTCAGAGTCTCTGTAGCTTAAAGATTTAATAAAGCCTTCATAAGTGTACATTCTCTTACGAGCTGAATCATACCATAGAACATGTGAATCTGTTGATGTAGAATAATCAACTAATTGAACTAAGTCTCTATCGCCAGTCCAAATAATACATGATTTACCGCGATCTGTTAACTCTGCAGCCCAAGAATAGATGATGTCATCTGCTTCAGCACCATTAGTTTTTTGAATCTTAACACCAAATTGTGCTAATGTATCAGTAAATTCTTTGTAAGTAGAATAAACTCCATCCCAATCTACTGTATTGTCTTGAACACGTGTTCCTTTATATTCCTCTGCAGGGTATAAATCTTTACGCCATGATTTTGAGTCAACTGCGACTACGACTTCATCTACGATGCCTTGTAGTTTACGCATTTCTGATGCAAAGTCAATTGCCAATTTACGCATAAATTGAGCTTTACTATCGGGTGTACCAACCAATGATTCTCCAGCTTTGGGTCTTGGAAGGACGAATAAACGACTGTATACAAAGTAGTTACCGTCTATTAATAATGTGTGTTTGCCAAATTTCATAACCTTTTCTTTTTCTTACTGCTAATATACTAAATTTCTGTGACATAAAAAAACTTTTTTACAAGTTTTTTCGCAGAAGTTATGAACGTACTATTGTTTGTAACTTATAAACACAACTTAACATTGTAATTGCTGG